ATGCTGTCGAAAAAAGAATTGTCTGGATAAATTCCGCGAGTCAAAAAGTCTAATTGAGCTTGAGAAAGGCGCGGCATAGCTTCTGCCGCACTCATTCTATTTTTTTGCCAGTTGTCTAATTCCTCTAAACTTACAGGGAGATCGACGGTTTTTACTACATTTCTGTGCGTCATAGTAAATTTCACTTACTCCTCCTCTGGAAATAAACTATCCCAACAGGGTGGGCAAAAGTAAGGCAATTCACTACCCCACGCTATTATTATTTCTCTTTGGTCGGCACTCAAATCAGGCCAAACATTTTGCACCAAAGCATTTCTATTGGTAACATAGTATTTTAAATCTTCACTAAGTACAATAACTTGATTATGTTCCGTGCATTTATTACAATATTTACCAACAGATATTAAAGACATAAACACCTCCAAGTGCAATGAAGTTTAAAAACCCCGCCGAAGCGGGGCTAAGAACCTGAAATTACTTTTTAACCGTAATCATTTTCTTAAATTGAGCAGGCACTCGCTTGGCTTTAAAGAATTTTTGCGCTTCGCCATGAGTCATTTGAGTGCTTGCCTCGTTATAAAACTTGTACAAGATTGCTTTGAACATTCTTGTCGCCATATAAGTATTGTTGGGGTTGTGAAGTTTTGCAAAGTGATACGCCACACCATTAAACTGACGGTAAGAAGCGGGACGGTTAGCATCAATCGTTGAATAATCTACAGCAGACATAAGCACCTCCAAGTGCAATGAAATTTTGGTTGGTTGCAAAGAGCAGAGCACTGGCTGGCAGTCCTCTAAGGGCTTCTAAGTTTTAAAACCCTCACTACCGTGAGGGGTTTTAAAACTAAGAATCCCTAAGCGGTTCGACGCCATCAATAATTTTTATATATTCTTTTACTTCATTTTCAGTCAGCCAGCCAATAACATCATCTTTGGCATGAGGAAAAACTGTTCTTGTTCGCCAATTATATTTGGAATCCATTACAGCAATTTCCCAAAGGCCGAACTCATTACCATAACTAAAACAATGTTTTACAATAGACAGTTGAAGCCCATTAGAAAACTTTACAGTTTTGTGGACTCCACCAAAGCTACTTGGGGTTTTTTTCATTGTCCAAGACATAACAAACTCCTTTGAGGATTTGTAAATAAAAAAAACCCCCGCAAAGCGGGGGTCTTTGAAGTCTTTAAAGAACTCTTACGAGTTCTTTACAAGACTTTTAACGACAGCCGACAACTCGGAGAGTTGAGCCTGTTGCGCTGAGATAATCTTCATGAGATCTTCGATCTCAGAAGATTTTGCGTCGGCTGAAGCCTTCGGCTTCGGCGAAGACTTCTTCGAAGTCTTTGCAGGCTTTTTGGCAGAAATCATATCCGTAAAGTTCTTAGGAACTTTACGGGCCTTGAAGAATTTCTGGACATCGCCGTGAGTCATCCTTGTATCAGATTCTGTATAGAATCTGTACAAGATCGCCTTGAACATTCTGGTGTTGTTGTAAAGATTCGTAGAATCTTTATCGTGCAACTGAGCGAGGCGATACGCAACAGCGTTGAACTGCTTTGCAGTTGCGAGGCGGTTTGAATCAATTTCTGCGAAATTGGACATAATCAAATCTCCGATTTGTGAGTTGTCGTCATCGTCGAGGCGGCCTTTTAAGACCTTCTAAGCCTTAAAAACCCCTCACTTCATGAGGGGGTTTTTAAGGCTAAGAAGGTCTAAGCGATCTGCCTCATTTAAAAACCTTAAGGTTTTTAATACGCGCGTGTGCGATATCTTTATAATTTTATGAAAATTATAAAGATTTTTATAAATCTGTAAAAATCTCTAAAGATTTTTACAGATTTCTGGAGGCGTAAACCAAAAAGCCTTCAAAGATTAACTAATCTTTGAAGGCTTTTTGGTTCCAACGGAAGAAACTCTAAAATCTCTAAAGATTTTAGAGTTTCTTTAGAATCTGCATAGCCCTTTAGAGGGCTATGCAGGAGGCCACCCCCCACCCCACCTATATATACTCATTCACGCACAACTTAGAAAGTTTTGAATGTCAACCAGTTTGTGCCCCCACTCCAAAGACTTCAAAGGGGGTGGCTAGATGATATATGACCCGCTGGGCCATATAATCTATTATAGCCTTAAATTTTAATTTTGTCAAGACTATTGTGACAAATTACCACTTGACATATATGTAAATCAGGTATATAATATATAGTTATGAATAAACAATTAACTATAAAACAACAATCGTTTCTTGACCATCTTATGTCTTGCAACGGTGATGCTAAAAAAGCCGCAGAGCTTGCGGGGTACGCTGAAGGCTCATATACTGCCGTAGTTAAAGCACTTAAATCAGAGATTATTGAACTAGCAGAAAGTATATTGGCCCAGAGTGCCCCTAAAGCCGCTCTGAAGCTCGTTGAGGTCATGGACAGTGATAACCCCATACCTCAAGCTAACGTCCGTCTACAGGCCGCTCAGACCGTCCTAGACCGTGTTGGGCTATCAAAGACAGACAAACTAGACGTAAATGTTCAAGGATCGAACGGCTTATTTATCTTGCCAGCCAAACAGGAAGTTATTATTGAAGGCGATTATGAAGAGGCGCAATAGTAGTACAATACCGTTTGGCTATAAGCTAGATGAAGAAAACAAAGAGTATTTAGAGGAAGTCCCTGAAGAATTAAAAGCTCTTAATAAAATCGTTCCGCTCGTAAAAAATAAAGTTTTATCTTTACGCGAAGGAGCCATGTGGCTAGAGCACCACACAGGGCGTAGTATTTCGCATATGGGCCTGAAAAAGATTGCAGACCGATATGAATGATTGGGATTTAAATCCTGACAATTATGTTCAGGATGAGAATGGGGAGTTTATTCTTAAAAAGGATGGAACTCCTCGCAAGAAAACGGGCAGGCCTAAAGGGTCTTCAGGGCGTGGATACAACTTTCACTCTGAAACAAAGGCTAAAATACAGGCCCGTAAAACCGTAAAGAAAAAAGAAAAACGGTTAGCGCAGGTACGCACCAAGCTTGAAAACTATAAACGGTCACTTGACACCTCTAAAAAAACCCTACAAAAACTAGAGGGAAATGAGGCAAAAGCCGAAGGTAAAATAACTACAGAAACGGATAGTTTGCCCAAAGCGTTAAGGACTGTCGCAGAAGAGAATGTCATCTTTAGGCCCAACGATGGCCCACAAACTGACTTTCTTGCCGCTTCTGAGACTGATGTTTTGTATGGTGGTGCGGCTGGTGGAGGCAAGAGCTATGCGATGTTGGTTGACCCACTACGCTTTGCTCATCGGGCCGCGCATAGGGCTTTGATCCTGCGGCGCTCTATGCCAGAGTTACGCGAGCTAATTGATAAGTCTCGTGAACTCTACCCGAAAGCCTTTCCCGGTTGTAAGTATAAAGAAGTAGAAAAGCTTTGGAACTTTCCATCTGGAGCTAAAATAGAATTTGGATTCTTGGAGAGAGATGCAGATGTTTATCGCTACCAAGGTCAAGCCTATAGTTGGATTGGGTTTGATGAGATTACGCACCAAGCTACTGAGTTTTCTTGGAACTACTTGGCTTCTCGACTGCGTACAACAGACCCAGAGATTGTACCTTATATGCGGTGTACCGCTAACCCCGGTGGTGTTGGGGCGCATTGGGTAAAGAAAAGATACATTGATCCTTCACCGCCCTATGAAAGCTTTAAGGGGGCAGACGGACTAACAAGAAAGTTTATACCAGCTAGGTTGGTTGATAATCCTTTTCTAGCTTCTGATGGGCGGTACGAACAAATGCTGAAAGCATTGCCGCCGACCCAAAGAAGGCAACTTCTAGAGGGTGATTGGGAGGTTGCAGAAGGCGCGGCCTTCACAGAATTTGATAAAAATGTTCATATTATTGAGCCTTTTGACATTCCTATACATTGGGAAAGAATAAAAGGTATTGACTATGGATATGCGTCAGAATCAGCGTGTGTTTGGGGTGCAATAGATAGGGACGATAACACGTTAATAATATACAGAGAACTGTATCGCAAAGGTCTATTAGGCACTGATCTAGCACACATAATTACTGAAATGGAACTAAATGATCCATTAAGTGTTCCGGGCGTATTAGATACAGCGTGTTGGAACAGAACGGGGCAAACAGGCCCAACAGTAGGTGAAACGCTTGTTAAAGCTGGACATAAGCTAAGACGAGCAGATAAAAACAGAGTTGCTGGTAAAATACAAATCCATGAATACTTGAAGTTACAGCAAAGCGGAAGGCCCAAACTACAAATATTTAATACTTGCCCTAACCTGATACGCGAACTTCAAAGTATTCCTCTGGATAAAAGCAACCCTGAAGATGTCGATACCAAAGCATCTGACCATGCGTATGATGCTTTGCGTTATCTTATTATGTCTAGACCAAGAATTAACGACACTTATAATCAAATACGAGAGTTTCACAGAGAAACTATATATCAACCAGCAGACGGAACATTTGGATACTAATGAAGCATAAAATTTGGCGTCCCCTGAATACTTGGGGAATTTATACATTAGGTATTGTTTCTGGTTGGACATTGATATATACTATTCTACGTTTAACACCAATAGGATAATCATGTCTGAATTTGAAAATACACTAGTTGATAATGCCGACAATCTTTATTTTGAAGAGGCTGAAAATGAGGACGGGCTTGTACTTGATGCTAATTCTCAAATTAAATCAAATTTAGCGGGTCTTATTGAGGCACGGTATGCTGACGCTCAAATGGCGCGGGATGCTGATGAAAACCGTTGGATTACGGCCTATCATAATTTTAGGGGGCTATACCCTAAAAATGTACGTTTCCGTGAATCTGAAAAATCTCGTGTCTTTATTAAAGTTACAAAAACTAAAGTGCTTGCGGCCTTTGGTCAGCTTGTTGATGTTATTTTTGGTACGGGTAAGTTTCCAATTGGTGTAGCGCCAACAGTATTACCAGAGGGTATTGCTGAATATATGCACCTTAGTGCAGAAGGCGCACCCGGAATTGAAACGGCAATTGCGCCTGTCCCGCCAAAAGAACAGCCAGAAGAAGAAGAACCGACAAGTGGTGTAGGTTTTAAGGGCGACGGTAAAGTATTAAAGCCCGGAGCCAGAATGTCGGCAGGACAAGGTATTTTTGAAAACTTTGAAACTGCTGATAATATTTCATTTGAACAAGGCCCATCACCTATTCCAGAAGCCCCAGAAATTTCTCCTGCAAAAGATGCGGCTAGAAATATGGAGAAGCTTATTCATGATCAAATTGATGAGTCAAACGGTTCAACGGAACTTCGCAATGCAATGTTTGAATCTACTTTGTTTGGTACGGGTATTGTAAAAGGCCCGTTCAATTACAATAAGACGCTTCATCGTTGGGTTGAAGAGGAAGGGGAGCGGGTTTATGATCCAGTTTCTATTAGAGTGCCTCGTATTGAGTTTGTTAGCGTTTGGGACTTTTTTCCTGATCCTAATGCTACTTCCATTGATGAGTGTGAATACGTTGTTCATCGACACAAGTTAAACAAGTCCCAGCTTAGGGCACTGCGTAAGATGCCATATTTTGACGAAGAAGCCCTTCGTGAGTGTATGATGCTTGGCCCAAACTACACAGAAAAAGACTATGAATATGAATTAAAAGATGATCAGCGAATGTCTGATATGGGTTCTAGTCGTTTTGAAGTATTAGAATACTGGGGGCTTATGGATGCAGAGTATGCTAAAGAAATTGGCATGGAGCTTCCTGAAGGAGTAGACGCTCTTGATGAAATACAGATTAATGCTTGGATTTGTAATGGTCTTGTACTCAGGGCTGTTGTTAATCCCTTTACGCCTTATCGTATTCCCTACAACGCCTTCCCCTATGAGCGTAATCCATACTCGTTCTTTGGTATTGGCGTAGCAGAAAACATGAATGACAGCCAGCAAATTATGAATGGTCATGCAAGAATGGCTATTGATAATTTGGCACTAAGCGGCTCTCTTGTTTTTGATGTAGATGAAACGATGCTTGTTGGCGGTCAAAGCATGGAAGTTTATCCCGGTAAAGTTTTTAAACGTCAGTCTGGTATGCCGGGACAAGCAATTTATGGTTTGAAGTTTCCGAACACATCACAAGAAAATATGATGATGTTTGATAAGTTTCGACAGCTTGCAGACGAACAAACAGGTATTCCTAGTTATTCTCATGGTATGACAGGCGTACAAAGTATGACGCGAACAGCTTCTGGTATGTCAATGCTTTTAGGAGCCGCGTCATTAAATATTAAAACAGTTGTTAAAAACCTAGACGATTTTCTGTTAAAGCCTTTAGGAAAAGCATACTTCCAATGGAATATGCAATTCTTTGAAGGTGCTTTAAAAACTGAAGGTGATTTAGAAATTAGAGCTATGGGTACAAATAGCCTAATGCAAAAGGAAGTAAGAAGTCAACGATTGACAATGTTTCTTCAGACTGCTCAAAATCCTGCTATTGCTCCGTTTGTTAAAATGTCTAAACTTATTAGCGAGCTTGCATACAGCTTGGATCTTGATCCTGATGAAATACTTAATGATCCCGAAGAAGCGGCTATTGCCGCACAGATTATAGGAATGCAAAGTAATGCTGGACAAGCAATTGGCGAACAAGCTGGCCCCCTTGGTGAACAACCCGGAATTATGGGAGCCGCTGAAGGAGCACCTGAAGAACCTACGGATGTCGGAGTTACAGGCACTGGCGGTGGCAACATCGGAACAGGAGATGTTCCGCAAGCAGGGGAGAGCGAGTTCTCTGGCTAACTTGCTGACATTACAAGAACAAGTCAATCAAAGACGAAAGGAAGATTAAGATGCGCGGATTCGATTTTCATGGATTAGAGTTAAACGAGGGAGTTTTTAAAGGACTCACTCTTAATAGCCCAATAAATGCACAAACATTAGTTGACTATGCACGAGGCATTCCGTTAGATCCAAATCAACAAAACACTGTAAAGGATTGGGAAGAGAAAAAACCCGTAGAGCTTAAAGATGCCGCAAACAAAATCACTAATGTTGCCCCCGGAAGAAAAACAGAAGACGAAGACGAAATCGAAGACGAAGATGATACTACTCGTAAAGGAAAAAATAAAGGTGGTTTAAATACCTACGGCGTAGACTTTAATTCAGGCACTCTATATGCGATTACAAAAAATAATCCTGTTATGGTCGGGGCTATTGTAAATTCAGCCGTTGGATCAGAAGTTACCCAAGAACAACAAGAATTTTTAGATTCTCCTGCGGCAAAAGCGGCACGTACAGCAAAAATAATTAAACAAACACAAGAAAAAATTAAGGAAGCAAAAGAAGCGCAAGAACGTGCAGGGAAGGCTGTAGGATCTTTAATGGTTCCTCCAGAAATGGAGCTTGCTATTTCTACAGCGCCTAAAGATACCTATGACAATATCAGCTCTAAAGAAGAAAAAGAAGAAGCTGATAATATGCTTCCAGACGATGATATGGAAGAAGAATATGTAGATTACGTTGCAGAAGAAATTCTTTCTGAAGACGAACAAGAATATTTATTTAAGGCTTTAGATGAAGATGAACGTCTTGAAGAAATCTTAAATAAAGTAATGATAAGTGCAACAGAATTTGCTGGTTCCGGTAAAGTTGAAGGGCCGGGAACTGGCATATCAGATTCGATACCAGCAAGGTTATCGGACGGTGAATTTGTTTTCACCAAAAAAGCCGTTGATCAAATTGGCGCTGACAAACTCCAACAAATGATGGATGATGCAGAACGTGAATATGACAACGGACGCGAAGGTAAGGCACTTGGAGGCATGGCATCAGACAATATGTATAATCAACCTGAAGCTAATTTAATGGGAGATTATACTTTGCCTAAACAAGCTGACGCTCAACAACAACAAGATGTTAGCCGTCAGATGATGTATGCGAGTAGAGTACCTAGCCTACTTGACCAATAAGGCTACCTAGAACACTCTAGCCCCTTATTATTTTATAACCTTGAGGCCACCTTGTAGTATCAAGACCCTGTGTTACTAAGCGCAATAACACAGCTACCTTGAAAGACAACAAGCCCCATAAAGGAGAAGTGACATGAACGAAGAAGAAACGCAAGCGAATCCGTACAACCAAAAGAAAGCTTGGCACACGCCTGATGGCCCACCAACGCAAAGTGCAGATTCATTGTTTTTTGAAGAAGAGTTAGAGGCTACTTCCACTAATGATGGAACCCCTCAAAAACCAAGCTCTATTCGTACCAATTATAAAAAAAGGTATGACGATCTAAAAAAACATTACGATCAAAAGATTGCTGAATTTAAACAACGCGAAGGAGAACTTCAAGCTGAAGCATCTGCTCGTGTACCGCAATATAGCCCTCCGAAAACTGTCGAAGATCTTGAGCGTTTTAAATCAGAATATCCTGATCTATATGATACTGTAGAAACAGTTGCTCATATGCGTAGTGCAGAACAACTGACAGCACTTCAGCAAAAACTAGCGGCAATTGAAAATCGTGAACTAGAGATTAGTAAGCGAGATGCCGAAGCAAGATTGCGAAGCCGCCATCCTGACTTTGAAGATATTCGGGGTGATGAACAGTTTCATGAATGGGCGAAAGTTCAACCAGAAGAAATTCAACGGTGGATTTATAGAAACCCAGATAATGTAGATTTAGCAAGTCGTGCCATAGATCTTTATAAGATGGAAAACAATATTGCGATCAATAAGCAATCTTCTCGTAGGTCACAACCTTCAAAGTCCAATGCGGCTGATATGGTATCAACTAAAACAACAAGTGTTGAACCTAAATCTGCAAAAATTTGGACGCAACGGGAAATTGCCGCTTTGTCCTTGGATGACTATGATCGTTTTGAAGAAGAAATTGATTTAGCCATCCGCGAAGGACGAGTAGCAAAATAACTATTTGTCTTTTTTAGGAGTCTATAATCATGGCTTATAACGTAAGTGATCAATATTTTGAGCCAGCAACTGATACCGATGCTAACTTTGCAAACTCGGTTGCGGGTCAAACTAACTCATTCTTCCTTCCTGCTGTCTATTCTAAGAAGGTTCTTAACTTCTTCCGAAAGTCATCAGTATGTGAAGCTGTAACTAACACCGACTACGCTGGTGAAATTGCATCTTTTGGTGATAGCGTTAAAATCATCAAAGAGCCGACCATCACTGTTTATCAGTATGAGCGTGGTCAAGACGTAACGCAAACTAAGCTGACTGACCAAGAGCTTACTCTTGTTGTTGATCGTGCAAACGGCTTCAAGTTCATTGTAGATGATATTGAAACCAAAATGTCTCATGTCAACTTCAAAGAAGTAGCATCTTCTTCAGCCGCTTACGCTCTGCGTGACGCATTTGACGAAGGCGTATTTGCAATTATGCAAGCTGGTCTGTCTTCATCTGCTCCTGACCACACTCTTGGTGCTGACTCAGGCACTGCTTTGGGTGCTGGTGTATATGATGGCGCTGGTTCAATTGACCTTGGCGTTTCTGGTGAGACTGATCCTCTGGACGTACTTGCTCGTATGGCTCGTTTGCTTGACGACCAAAACGCACCTGAAGAAGGCCGTTGGGTTGTAGCTTCTCCTGACTTCTATGAGCAACTCTCTCAGAGCGGTTCTAAGCTGTTGTCAGTAGACTACAATGCTGGTCAAGGCTCTATTCGTAACGGTCTGGTAAGTTCTGGCAAACTGCGTGGATTCTCCATGTACAAGTCAAACAATATGCCTTCTGTATCTAGCGCCACCGGCTTTATGCTGGCTGGTCATATGAGTGCCGTAGCCACTGCACAATCTATCACTAGCACTGAGGTACTTCGTGACCAAAACAGCTTTGGTGATATTGTTCGTGGTCTGCACGTTTGGGGTGCTAAAGTTCTGCGTCCTGAAGCGTTGATCGGTGCTTACTACCTTATCGACTAATAATAGTCTACAGGAGGGTGAAATATCCCTCCTTTCTTTGGGGGTTTTATGCCTTTAGTTTCAACACCATCTAAACCTATTCGTATGAAGTTAAAAGAAAACCAAAGAGGTCGCTATCGAAAGATAGACCATCAAAAGTATTCTGATAACTACGATAAGATATTTGGTAAGAATAAAGATAAAACCCCTAAAACTAATTAAATTAAAGGATTATTATTATGCGAAAAAAATATCAAAAGGCAGGCGCTGTTATGCCTAAAAAATTGACCTCACTATCAAAGTCGGCTGTAATGCCGAACGCGGGTGATACGCCTAAAATTGAGAAAACTAAAACGTCTATTCCTATGCCTGAAAAAGCGCCTACTAAACCAGCACCAAAGGCTACAGGTAAGATTACGCCAAGGCGCAATGTGCGTCCAGCACCGCGTCCTTCTGGTCCTGCGCGGCCTGCACCGCGCCCTGCGCGACCTAGAGGTGGTAGTAAGGGAATTTCTGCTTCAGTTCCAATGATAAATGCTGTAGCAGAAGCAGATTCTTTCCCTACTACTCGGACAAGAAGCACTGCTGGCCCTCGGCCTAAAGCTACTACCGCTCCCCGGTTTCGTAACGCTCTACCCGTGAGAATGAGAAATCGCGCTCGTCGTGCTGAAGGCGGTGTAGTACATTATAGTAGCATTTTTGAAATGGAAAAGAAATCAGGTAACTGATATGAAAGTACAAGCCCCTAAAGGTTATCATTGGATGAAAAGTGGTACTAACTATAAACTAATGAAAGACCCTAAAGATGGCTACAGGCCACATAAAGGGGCTTCTAAATCTGCTAATTTTCCAATTCAAAAGGTTCATAAATAAAAATGGCTACTAATTTCTTACAACTTACAAATGAACTTTTACGCGAAATGAACGAGGTTGCTTTGACCTCTAGTAATTTTGCTTCGGCTATTGGGGTTCAAGCACATATTAAAGACTGCATTAATCGTGCATATCTTGATATTGTGCTTGAAGAACCCCAATGGCCTTTTTTGTCTGTAGCTACTAGTGGGTCTACAGATCCAATGTACGGTAATACATATATTGAAACTACCGCCAATACTCGTTGGTATGAGTTAAAGCCTGCCAGCGATTCTATTTTAAATGATTATGGCTACATTGATTGGGATAATTTTTATCTTACTACAGTTGGTGTTTCAGGAGAAACAGCACCTTATGTAGCGCGTAATCTTCGCTTTACTACTATTGAAGAGTGGAAAGATTTTTTTAGGGTGCGTGAGAACGCAGACGATGCTGAAGATGCTAATGGTGGCGAACCTCGTCGGGTTATACGCAGTCCTGATGGACGTATGTTAGGCCTTAGTCCTATTCCAGATAAAGTGTATCGTGTATGGTTTTATGCTTATAATCAACCTACCCAACTCTCTGCATACTCAGACGCAATAGTTTTTCCAGATGTTTATAAGCCTGTTTTGTTAGCAAGGGCTAGATATTTTGCACATCAGTTTAAAGAAAATATTCAACCAGCGGCACTGGCGCTAGAAGAATATCGTCGTGGTTTAAAAATGATGAAGGCTAATCTTATGGTTCCAGAACCGTTTTACATGAAAGATGATCGCGTGAGGTTTGTTTAATGTCTCAGGCATTTGGCTTTTCGTCAAAAGGAGGGTTAAACACAAACCTAAACTCTTTAGAGCTTTTAGGTAATCCCGGTTTTGCCACAACGCTAATTAATTTTGAAGTAGATACAGATGGTGGGTATCGCCGCATAAATGGTTTTACACCTTATGGTGGGGCTTCTGCTACAAGACCAGAAGCTTCAACTCCTATTCTTGGTCTTTTTCCATATGGACTGGGCGTAGTGGCTGTTGTAGGTTCTTCTATTTATTATACTGAAGATGGAATAAGTTGGACACAAATAAATTATGACACGGGCCATGCTGGTGTAACAGAGGCCAACCTAAGCTCTCAAACAGAATTAGATCGTCCCAACCAAGAACAAGCACAATTTGTTTTAACTAGAGCGCCGACAGGCCATACTACAAGTGAGTATGGTGCTTTGACAATTGCAACGGGTGCAGACAAAGTAGCGCATTTTCATATTGATGGTACAGGCGCAGGAAGACTTTTTGTTTATGAAGAAATTAGTACGCCTGCGGCTGGACGTTATATTGAAAGTCACGATAAACATTTAATTGTTATAGATACTGAAAACGCACCAAGCACAGTTTATTGGTCGGCTACAAACGATGATAGAGCATTTACAGGTACAGGTTCTGGTGCGGCTTCTATTTCAGACAAAATAACAGGCATAAAAAGCTTTCGTGATTCTCTTTATATTTTTTGTCAAAATACAATTCATCGTTTAGATGATATTAATGGTACGCCGGTAATTGTACAAATTACAAATAACATTGGCTGTTTAAGCGCCTATAGCATTCAAGAAATTGGCGGCGACCTTTTGTTTTTAAGCCCGGACGGTATCCGTACTGTTGCGGGTACTGCAAGAATCGGGGACGTTGAATTAAGTTCTGTTTCACGACAAATACAAAGTATTGTTGGAGATTTAGGAAACGCTATTAATTCTTATACTATTAGTAGCTGTGTTGTTCGTAATAAATCTCAATATCGTTTATTTTATTCTGGGCCTGCACAAAGCCCCTCAGATGCCAGAGGAATAATTGGAACTTTTACAGGTCAAAATTTTGAATGGTCTGAAACAAAAGGAATACAAGCTTTTGGCTTAACTTCATACTTAGATATAAATGGCATTGAAAAAATATATCATGGTGATAAAGATGGTTATATCTATAATCATGATACTGGAAATAGTTTTTTAAAAGAAGGTTCAGAACAAAATATACTAGCAACTTATGAAACTTCAGATCTTGACTTTGGTGACATTGGAACTAAAAAAACTTTAAAATATGTTAGACTTTCAATTTCTCCTGAAGGAGCTGTTGAGCCTGTATTAAGAGTTAGATACGATTATAAATCTACAACAATACCACAACCAAATGATTATACTATAACAGGCATTCCTCTTCCAGCAATTTTTGGAAGTTCTGTTTTTGGTACGGCAACATTTGGAGGTACTAATGATCCAATGGTTAGGCAAACAGTAGAAGGATCTGGACACACCGTAAGTTTCCGCATAAGAACTGATAACAAAGTTTTACCTTATGCAATAAATGGTTTTTATATAGATTATATGCCATCAGGTAGGAGATAATAATGGCTCAAAACTATACACGACAAAGTTCATTTGCAGATGGCGATACAATTACTGCGGCATTATTTAATGATGAATATAATCAGCTTGTAAATACGTTTGCTTACTCTAGTACAAGTGCGGCCTCTACGGGCCATAGACACGATGGCACTGCTGGAGAAGGTGGAAATATTCCGCAAATAGGCGATTTAGATTTTAATAACAAAATTGTTGTTGATGATACTAACAATCGGTGGGGCTTTTTTGTTGAAGTTTCTAGTGCCGCTGTAGAACAAATTCGCATTCAAGATGGTGCTATTGTTCCTGTAACAGATAATGATATTGATCTTGGAAGTGCTTCATTAGAATTTAAAAATCTTTATATTGATGGCACTGCTACTATTGATGATCTAACTGTAGATGCTTCTGCCGTTATTGGAAGCACATTAAATGTTTCGGGCACTACAACTCTTTCGGGAGATGTAACACTTGGAGATGCGTCAACAGATACTCTTGTTATTAATGCTCTTGTTAATTCTAATTTTGTTCCCGAAACAGATAGTCTTTGGAATCTTGGTAGCATTTCGCTTTATTGGGCAAATGCTTATATTGATGCTATTACTACCACAGGAGACATAACAGTTGGTGGCAATATTACTGTTACAGGAAATGCCACAATAAATGGAAATCTTACTTTTGGTAATTCTGATACTGACTCTATTACAATTACTGCTGACATTGCTTCAAACTTAACGCCTAATACTGACGATACTTATGATATTGGAAGCTCTACAAAAGAGTGGCGAAATCTTTATATTGACGGTACAGCTAACATTGATAGCCTTGTAGCTGATACTGCTGATATTAATGCAGGCACAATTGATAATACTGTTATTGGTGGCACAACAGCCGTTGCAGGCTCATTCACAACAGCAACAGCAACAACTGGAAATATTACAAATGTTAATGCGACAACGGTTGATACAACTAATATTGAAGTTACAAACATCAAAGCAAAAGACGGTACTTCAGCAGGCTCTATTGCAGATTCTACTGGTATTGTCACTATTGCTAGTTCTGTTTTAACGACTACTGATATTAATGGCGGCACGATAGATGCTACAGCAATTGGTAGCTCAACAGCCTCTACAGGAGCCTTTACAAGTATTACAGCGTCTACTACGCTGGGAGTTACAGGAGAATCAACTCTTGCCAGCGCAACAGTTAGCGACCTTACTTCAGGTAGGGTGGTTCTTGTAGGAACTGCTGGCTCTATAGAAGATAGCGGTAATTTAACTTTTGATGGCTCAACACTAACAGTAGTTGGGACAGCAGATGTTGATACTCTTATTATTGGTACTTCTACTGGTGTTACTGCGGTCGATACAGACCTTAGTAGTGTCTCAGCCTCTGATGATACACTTGCTTCTGCAAAGGCTATAAAAACCTACATAGATTCTCAAGTAACTGCACAAGACCTAGACTTCCAAGGGGATGCGGGCGGTGCACTAAGCATTGACTTAGATTCTGAAACACTAACAATTGCTGGCGGTGCGGGTATTGATACAACTGGCGCGACTAATACGCTGACGGTTGCTATTGATTCTACAGTTACTACGCTTACGGGTACGCAAACGCTTACAAACAAAACTTTAACATCTCCTGTACTTAATACAGGCGTATCAGGAACCGCTGTTCTTGATGATGATACGTTTGCTACAGCAAGTGATACGACCTTAGCAACTTCAGAATCTATTAAGGCTTATGTAGATTCTCAGGGCAGTAGTACATTAGACTCACTTACAGACACTAACATTACTGCACCCGCAGACGCCTCTTTGTTATTTTATGACACGGATACAGCAAAGTGGATTGATAATGTTGTATCTGGCGATATAACAATTGCTGATACTGGCGTAGCGGCTATTAGCTCTGGGGTTATTGTTAATGACGACGTTAATGCCAGTGCCGCTATAAGCGTTTCTAAGACTGCTTTGGTTGATGGTACGGGTCTTACCCTTACTGGCGATACTTTGTCTGTAGACGCTTCTCAGACGCAAATAACGGCAGTGGGCACAATTGGTACAGGAACTTGGCAAGGCACAGCGATTGCAAATGCTTATGTTGATAATGATCTTACAATCTCTGGAGGCACTGTAGACAATACGGTTATTGGTGGCACTACAGCCGCCGCAGGCACGTTTACTAATTTAACGGCCTCTGGCACTGTGAGTTTTCCAGATAACAGTATTTCTGGCGACGATATAGACGGCGGCACTATCTCTAACTTTGCCTCTACAGGCATCGACGATAACGCCACCAGCACTGCAATTACGATTGATTCTAGCCAAGAGGTTGGAATTGGCGTAACAGCACCCCAAGCTCTTTTTCATGCAAGAAAAAGTACCGCAGTTGCGGCTGAGTTAGAAGTCGGTAGATTTGAAACATACCTTAATAGTGGAACAAACGGGCAACAGATTTTAAAAATACTAGAAAACAATCTCGTTAGTGGTAGTGGTGGTCAATATTCTCGGCTTGAGTCTGTATTTATTAATAGTGTCGGGTCTACGCTAGACGCAGGCTTTGAGTTTGGTGGCAACTCTGCTGGTAGCTATATGACCATTGACTCCAGCGGCACGGTGCAATTTCAAAACGCCATTGAAGAACAGCAATACAGCTTAACAGGAACAGCGATTGACCCGTCTAACGGTACAATCCAGTACAAGACGCTAGGTGCAAACACGACGTTTACGGAGTCTTTGGCTAACGGCGAGTATGTCACGCTGATGATTGACGATGGGGCTGGCTACACGATTACATGGCCTACAACTACATGGGTTGGCGGCTCTGCTCCTACGCTAGCGACAACGGGTTATAACGTGATTGAGCTATGGCACGTTAATGGCACTTTGTACGGCGCATTTGTAGGCGCGGCGTAATGCTTAGAAATAAAATGATAAGGGCGGCGATACCAAAGGGTAGCCCTATTAGCTTTGTAGACGCTACACAGGGGACAGGGGCTTCTGGAAGCACCGGAACCATCACAGTGTCTACCGACGATCTTGCGTTGCTTTTTTCACACGGGAAAATTGCAGACGATCTTAACGTTTATTCCTACGGCGGCACATCAAGTCTGGGATCGCTAACCAGCGTCATTGCTCAAGGCGCTACAACGGGAGCAAGCGGAAACGACTACCTAAACATAGCCTCCAGCGTCCCAGTGAGTAGCGGCGGCACATTGAACATGACGGAGCAAGGCGGCAGAGAGGCGGGATATGGCATTTTGGCTGTTGATGGCGGCGCAAATACGTCGGTTGATGCGGCAACTAGCGGTAGCATATCGGTGTCCTCCGTAACAACAGACGATGTGATCGTTATTTACGAAACAACTCAATCTTTTGGCGGGGCGGCAGTGCCTAGCACCCCGTCGGGCTATACATCAGCTTTCAGCCATTCTTTTACTACAGGCAAAGGCGGCGGGACGCAGTATTGGGCCTGTAGGGTAAGCTACAAAACTGGCGCATCTGGAACAGTAGCACATACGGTGACTACTGCTGGGAGCTACAACGGTGGAGCAATAATAAGGATTTACAACTAATGACGTATTTTGAATTTCCATACTGCAAGGTCGTTGATGGCGTGGCTACTGCCTGCACCATTGACCAAGTAAAAAAAGACAACCCAAACGTATCGTTTCCTGCTGTTGTGTCCAACGAAACGCTTGCGGATTACGGCTTTTACCCGCTAAACCACGACTCACAAACGGCGTTTGACGTTGTAGAGCGCGGCCCTATTGAGGAGCGCAACGGCGAGTGGTGGCAAACGTACACGGGCAGGGACAAGACGCCAGAAGAAAAGCGTACCACTATGGTTGTTACGATGCGGCAGGCTAGATTGGCCTTGCTTGCTCAAGGCTATCTGCCGCAGGTACAGGATGCGCTTGCGCTGATTCCAGAACCAGACAAGTCAAAAGTGCAAATTGAATGGGAGTATGCGTCTACGGTAGAGCGAAACTCCGTTTGGATTGCTGTGATGACCCCTGCGCTTGGTTTAGATGATGAGGCAATGGACGATCTGTTTGAATTAGCCGCGACATTGTAAGGCGGCATACAGTGGTAGAAGAACATAGGCTAGATCGCATTGAACAAAAATTAGATAGATTATCTGAAACTGTTGCACAAATTGCTCGCGTTGAAGAACAACTGTTGTCTGTATTTAAAAGACTAGACAGGCATGAAAAAAGACTAGACGAGCAAGAAGATGATATACAAGAAATAACAGAAGAGTTGATAGTTTATTCTAAAGCTGTTAAAATGTCAGAAAGGTTGTTTTGGATAATTATATCTTTAACAGCTACAACGATGGTTTATTTTGTTAGATAAATGGAGTTACTATGAATAAGTTTGTACGATATATGGTTCATGTTGGTGATGCAACAAGTCAGCTTATTAATACAGCTATCTTGTTGTCTGATAATCCAAATGAGTCTATTTCGGGCAGAGCATATCGGTTAAATGATCAACCGGGATGGAAGCAAGCAGAACAAGTTATTAATTTTGTTTTTCAAGGATGGAACGAAGCACACTGTAAGCAAGCATTTTTAAATGATATTGCTCGCGCTAAACAGTTGTTGGGGCACAAGGAGAAGGCAGAATGAAAAGTTTTATTATTGTTGTAAGTCTATTATTTTTAACGGCGTGTGCGTCTAATTCTACACAATACTACGAAGCTGTTCAAAAGGCCGCTGAAGCCAATGCAAAGGCTTCTCAGGCTAAGTTTGATGCACTGGCTACTATAGCCTCTAGTGGTGACGGACAGGCCGCTAGTGCCGCTGTAATGGCTCTGGCGCTATCTAGCACTCCTATGGCTCAACCAATCCCACAACAGTCTGAAGCACTTCAGTGGGCCTCAATTCTTGCAAGCCCCGTAACTTCTTTAGGCATGATGTGGATGCAAGCTGACTCAGCTAAAACTATGGCTCGTTATAGTAGTCAAGTTGATCTTGCGCGTGTGCAGGCTACTTCTGCGGATAATCAAGCTCTTTATGGAGCCTTTGTAAATGCTAATGCTATTACAGGTGATGTGGCTAATATAGGGCTGACACAAATGGGGACTGCTTTGGGTAATGTAGACTATACTCCATTTATTGATGGTATGGTTACATTAGGCACAACGGGGATGGGAAGCCTAGTAGATTTAGGTACGGCAGGATTTGATGCTAATACAGCTATTGCTACTACAGGCATGAATAATCTTGTGGGGCTTGGCGATATTGCTATTGGTGCTGTTGAAACCGTAGGCATTCAAGGCATGACAAATCTTTATGCTACTAACCAAGCTTGGTTAGATTATGCAACAGCTAACTCTTGTACAATCACAACCGATGCTGATGGCAAGTTAGTAGTAACTTGTAATTAAAATGTGGCAAACACTTATTGCACCAATTGCAAATTTAATAGGGGGCTACTTAAATAATAAACATGAACAGGCCCAAGCAAAACACCAAGCTAAATTACAGGTTATCCAGAACGACGCTGATTGGGAAACCAAGATGGCTGAAGCCTCTAATAATAGCTGGAAAGACGAGTTTTGGACTATTGTTTTGGCAATTCCTTTGTTTGCTGTTGGTTGGGGTGTCGTTGTTGATGATCTGCATATTGTGGATCGGGTACATAACAGCTTTAGTGCTTTGGCTACTTTACCTGAGTGGTATCAATATTTACTCTTCCTTGCAGTAAGTGCTTCTTTTGGTATTCGTGGTGCTGATAAATTAATGCAGTTGAGAAAAAAGAATGACACCTGAACAGTTAGATGATTGGCGTATTGCTCCAAGAATTTTAATAATTACAATGACCTTTATGACCTATAGAGTTGTAGAATGGTTTATGGCTTTACCTGATCCTAGTACAGAACAAGCGGCTCTTGTGTCTGTAATGACAGGAGCTTTAACGGGAGCTTTTGGTTTATTTTTAGGTAGAAGCGAAAAGCGTTGAAGTATTTTACAGAAAAAGAATTAGCTTGTCAACACTGTGGCAAGTATAAATTTGATGAAGAATTTTTAAAGGTTTTAAATAACATTAGACATGAATGTGGTTTTCCTTTTGTTATTAGCTCTGGGTATAGATGTATTGAACACCCTATAGAGGCTTCTAAAGCTCGTGCAGGCGCACATACTACAGGCTGTGCAGTTGATATAGCTGTAACTGGGGATAAAGCTTTAAAGGTTCTTGAAGTAGCCATAAAGCATGGCATAAAAAGAATAGGAATAAATCAAAAAGGTAACGGACGTTTTATACACTTAGATATGGCAGAAGATGCTTTTCCTTCTCCTGCTATCTGGTCGTACTGAGGAAAATATAAATGGCTCAACGAAAAAAGAAAAATCGTAGGAAAGCGTATACTGCTCGTGGCATTCGTAGGCCTGCTCGCGTACAAGCCGCCATTGGTGGCATACCTAATGTACGCTTAGATGAGAATGGCAAACCGTATGTTGTAGGGCCAGATGGAGACAAAATTTTTATCCCTGACAGTGCAACTCGCGGTGGGACTCCTACAAATACTCAAACACCTGTAGACCCTGCTAAAGATCCAGCAAGATATGATCCTGCATCAAATATTAAAACAACCACAGTTCAACGGCCTGTTATAGAAAAAGCCGAAATTATTCCTTATGAAGCGTCTGCTGTTAGGGATGTTGATTTAGAAAAAGTAATGGCTCCAAAAGAAGCGCCCAGAGTAGGCATTGAAGGTAAACAAGAAATAGATAGACGTTATGAAAATAAACCTTTGGAAGATGATGCTCCAAAAGAAGCGCCCAGAGTAGGCATTGAAGGCGAGCAAGAAGTAGAGCGCCGTTATGCAGAGGAAGCTACTGCTCAAGTAAGTAAGCCTACAGCACAGGCAGTATCTCGCACAGGAGAAGCTGTAAGTCGTAGTCAGCCTACAAATAGAGCGAACCTTCAAAATAATACTGCTACCAAAATGAATAGTGTACGAGGAATGTATACTAATCAACGTGGAGCAACAGAAACGCCTACCGCTCCTCCCCCGCCCACTGAAGGCCCAGTAACAATGCAGGGGCAAACTGCTGTTGGTGAAGTAACTACAGCAGAAGCGCCAGAGGCCATTGACGCCCAAAGCTATGAAGCAACAACTATTTCAGATGATGTAACTTTAGCTGAAGCACAGCAAGGTGAACTGAGTCCTGAAGCTATTGCTCAAGTAGAAGAAGGAACTCTTACTGAAAGAGCGCAAGCGGCTGAAAGAGATTTAGAAGCTGAACAAGCCGCTTTAGGAACTGCCGCTGAATATGAACTATCATTAGAAGCTTTTGTTGACCCCGTAACTGGAGAAGTTGCTCAAGTTTCAGCAACACCTGAAGCGGAAGCAAAAAGCCGTGAGGCACTTACTGGAACTCCTGCAACTGATGGCAAGGCCGCAAAGATTATTGGTGTGGTTGGATATGAAGCCGCACAGATGCGAACAGTAAAAGGCACAGCGGCTAAAGGTGCGGCGGCACAAATGATTGCTCAAGTTGGTGAGCTTCCTGAAGATCTTTCAGCAACTATTGTTGAAGATCCTCAGTCTGTAGAAGCTCAAATTGATGATGAGCCTGTTGAAATTCGTGCGGCTGTCGCGGCCCTACCAACAGAAGCTTTGGTTTCTTCACAAATGGAAACGCTTTTGGCGGGTCTTGAAGACGGAACAGTTCCTGTTTGGGCAAGGCCAGCAGTAGATGCTATGAATCAACGTATGGCACAAAGAGGTTTAGAAGTTTCTACAATTGGTAGAGATGCTTTATTTAATGCAATTATTCAAAGCGCAATGCCTATTGCTCAATCTAATGCACAGGCACTACAACAAAGATCTGCTCAAAACCTGACTAATGAACAGCAGGCTTTAATTCAGTCAGTAAATATTAATGCACAACGCAGATTGCAAAATACTGCTAATCAGCAAACGTCTGCATCTCAAACGGCTCAGATGGCCCAGCAGATGTCTGCAATGCAAAGTCAGTTTGCTCAAGATGCAATGATTACTTCTGCGGCACAGCAACAACAAATGCGCCTAATGAACTTGCAGAACCAACAACAGTCTGCTGTTCAAAATGTTCAAAACCAACAGGCTATGAATGCTCAAAATCTTGGTAATGATCAACAGATGGAATTGGCAAATCTTCAGTATGAGTTTAATACTAATGCCGCCAATATGTCTGCTGAGAATCAAAAGCGTATGCAAGAGATGCAAGTTGCCGCTGACTTCTTGGCGCGTAACGCTGGCTTTAAACAGCAGATGGAACTTGCAAATTTAAGCAATGATCAGCAAATGAGGCTTGCAAATCTGAGTGCTTTGAACCAAGCATCTTCAGAAAATTTAAGTGCGGCACAGCAGACAGAACTTGCTAATCTAAATTCTCGTATGCAAACAAATTTGCTTTCAGCACAAATTGCATCACAGATGAACTTGGCGCAATTAAATGCTGATCAACAAAGGGCTGTCCAAAACGCTTCTATGGTTGCTAATATGGATATGTCTAAGTTTAATGCAGAGCAACAAGTACAACTTGCAAATAGTAAGTTTATGCAAACAATGGAGCTAACAGGCTTTAATGCTAAACAACAAACGGCTATGCAAAATGCTACCGCCTTAGCTTCTCTTGATCTTGCAAATCTTGATACTCGAACACGACTTGCGGCTCAGAATGCACAAGCGTTTTTGCAGATGGATATGGCTAATTTAAGTAATGCACAACAAGCGGCAATACTAAATGCCCAGATGACTCAGCAATCTTTGTTGTCTGATCAGTCAATGCAAAATGCCGCAAAGCAGTTTAATGCTCAAAGCCAAATGCAAATAGATCAATTTAATACTCAAATTGCAACACAGATTGAGCAGTTTAATGCTAGTCAAAAGAATACTATGTCTCAGTTTAATGCGTCAGAAATCAATAGACTCACGGCTGTAGATAAAGATGTGGCTGGTCGAATTAAAACTGCTGAAATTGGTGCGGCGGCACAGGTGTCAGCGGCAAGTATTGGTGCAAGCGCACAGGTATCGGCGGCACGAATTAGAGCGGAGTCAGCGGCTAGTATGCAAAACGCCGCTTTGCAGGCACAACGCGAAGAGTTTAATGCAAACATGGCCTATCAAATTGAACAATCCGCTGTTGCATATGAGCGTCAAACAAACTTAATGAATACAGCGGCTGAAAATGAAATGAACAAATTAAATGTTCAACAAAACTTTCAACTTACAGCTATGGAATATGAGTCTAATTTGTTAGGTGCGCGAGATGAGGCGGCTTATTTAAGACAATCTTATGAAAATGATAAGTCACTAAAAACTCAACTATATGTTGCCGCTATAAGTAATGAAACAGCGGCTGGTAAGGACTCTGGTTCTAATTTAAGTATGATGCAAAGTTTTATTGACGGTTTAGGTATTTAAGGAGGCTATTGTGGGCTTTTTCTCAAAAATTGCAAAGGGCATAAAAAAGGTCTTCAAAAAAATTGGAAGTGCTGTAAAAAGTGTTTTTAAAAAAGTTGGTAAGTTTATGGGTAAGATTGGCATTGTAGGGCAACTTGGCCTTATGTTAATTGCACCTTATGCAATGCCAATGTTAGGATCACTAGCAACCAGTATGATGGGGACATCTTTAGGAGGTATTGGTGGTGCGATTGTTAAAGGCGCTGGGCAGTTTTTAAATGCCGCTGTTAAGGTCGGGACTCGTGTAGGCCAAGCATTTAAATCTGTAAGTGAAGCAGTAACAGGTACAGTTAAAAATGTTGTGGGTGCTACCCTTGAGAAAGCTGGACTTGGAAATGTTGTAAAAGGTATCTCAGGCTGGGATGTATCAGGCATGAACTTTAAAGATGCTTTTGCAAAATCAGGAGAGCTTTGGAGTAATGCAGGAGATAGCCTTTCACAAGTCTTTTCTAAATCTACATTTGATACTAGTATGAATAAGTTTGGAATTGAAAAAAGTCTTGCGGAAGGAATTGAAAGAACAGGAGCTTTAGAATATAAACCAGATCAAGTGTCTAGTACAGTTCAAGGCGTTGATTTAGAAACAATGCAATTATCTACAGATGCTGTAGGTGTAGGAATTGATGGGTCATATGAAAATATGATTACTAACTATAAAGCACCTTCCTTATTAGAACCGCCTGTTTCTTCGGGTACAATTTTAGAAACTTCTATGCAAAGTGTTGGTAAAAATTATAAAGCTAATAGTTTCTTACCGGGCGAATGGGAACTTGCACGAGGAACGCACACAGTTGCTGAAGCTACAGCATGGGAAAAAGCAAAGGGCGTTGCGGCTAAAGCAGGCATTCCAACAACCCTTACGGGCGTTGCTGAGTATATGGCGGCAAAAGACGTTGAGTATGATTGGCCTACAACAAAAGGCGTAGATATGGTAGATTATGGAGCTTTACAAACTTCTCCCATCTATCCTGCTTCTGGTGGTCTTCAATATGCTAATATGCTTCAGCCAGAATATAGTGCTCCAAGCCTTGTAGATGCTATTGCAAATGGAGATTATCAGTCTCTTTATACTAATAGCAAGGGGCAGGGCGGTTTTTATTATGGGTTTCCTGCACTAGCCGCGACAATGGCCCAAAACGCACAGGAGATGTTGTACGAATATGAATGAAGATATTTTAAAAATTAATCTTGAAAAGCGTTTTCCTATTCCGGGGACTGCTTTAACAACAGATCCTGATAATCCTATGCCTCATGATAGGCCTCCTGAATATACAAATCTTCATAAGGCTATTGAGTTTATTTTTGCTAGGACAATTCAAAAAGAAAACTATGTTCAATTAATACAGGTATTGGCTAACGGTTTTCCTCTAATGGAGATTGTTCAAACTACTTTGTTTACTGGTTTTTATAATGGTAAATGGAATTATAGTTTAATGCTTTTGCTTATTGAGCCTGTTACTTATATTTATTTAGCTCTTGCAGAACGTGCTGGTATTGACCCTGTATTTTTTAGAACTGATGTAGAGGATGATCTTGAAGAAGAAGAAGTCTTAGGTGTTTCTTTTGATGTAGAAAAAATAGAAAGAATGCAAGATGATATTGAGCAAGATAAAAAACCTCATCCTGCTATTACAGATCAAATGGTAGCTCAAATTAATAATCTTCCTTCAGAACAACTACAAAGTATTCTTAATAAACCCGCTGTAACAGAAGAGCAAGCCGAACAACAAAATCCAGAAGAAAGTCTTCTTGGTCAAAAAGGTAATATGTGATGGTAGATTTTAGTAATATATCTGATCCTAATAAATCTGTTGAAAGCGTGGGTGCATCTTTATTAGCACAAGCGCAACAAAACACTAGAAATAGGCAACGGCGACGTAATCCTAGCACTAGTGATATGTTAAAAAATGTAGGCGCACAGCTTGCAGGCTATTTTGTGGGTGAGCATTTCCGTCATAAAATGGATAATGATTTGGCAGAACATCTAAATAGTGAAAGCGAGCTACAGCGTAGGGCACTTGTAAAGTCTTCTGTTGATGATGCTAATACTGTTATAGATATGAATAGAGCGGCTTTAAAACACGCAGGCGGTTTAAAGGGTTATCTTCAAGAGCAACGTACTCAATCAAATTTAGCTTATTTACAACAGCATTATGCTGGTAAGCCTATTAGTTCGACGGCTATGCAGGCTCTTGCTGTTAATGAAGCAAAGGAAGGATTAGATGAGGCGGTAGGGGCTTTTAACAAGCGCGTTGCTCTCGCACAAAAACTACAAAGCGAAACAGCAGGCGACCCTCTTGCATATACAAAAGCGGTTAGAGAGGCTTCTGGGGCTGATGAAGGACTGCTTATCCGAGGTGTTAAAAGAATGTTTTCTCATCTTCGGGATACAGATAACAAAGATATAGATAATGCTATTTATAGAAGTGAAACTACGTCACGCATTTACAAGGCGTCTGAAGAATATAGAAACGCTTTTGATAATTTGTATTTACAAACGGCGAGTGCAGAAGCGGCTTCTAATATTACCAGTGCTTTAAAAAAGACAGGTGAGCTACCGCTTGCATCTTTTGATCCTAAACCTGTTTCGATGACAACTATAGATGAGTTTGGTGAAACGCGCACAGAAACATGGATGCAGATGTTTACTGCTACAGGAACAACGGCAGGCTATGTTAATTCTCAAGGGCGTTATATTTCTGCCGAAACTTGGAAAGCTACAAAAACAGATAACAATAATCAAGGCAGTCGTTTACCACAGAAACGTGCTTTGCAAGTTTTTGCAGATGCAAGCGAATCCGTAAATAAATCTGTATTTGGCGAGCTAAGGAGGGTGGTGGATGCTAAATTACCAAACGATGCTACTTCCGACCAGCGCAATTTTCAACAGGCTGTTATTGGGGAACAACTTTATTTAACTAATAAATCTTTAAATATGTTGTTTGGAGATACCGCAGGAAGCAATAGAACTATGGATATTGCTGTTCGTTCACAAATACTAGATCGTAATGCGTTTGAGGGGCGACCAACATTATTAGCAGGGAACTTAAAAGAAAACGCTCTTGTTACTTGGCGAGCGACTATAGAAAGTTTTGATGATTATGATGATGTTCCTCCTACAATGCGACAAGCGATGGAAGCAAACATAACAAAAATGTTTACACAGCAGATCCCCAATATGAGTAAGGCGCGAGTTAGAGAACTTTATGAATTTGCTGATACAGGTAATCTTTTTGGCAGTGGCACATCTTATAGATTACAGGATGCAACAACCGGACAAAAAATGACAATTGTAGATGCGCTAGAAATTATTCTTAAATCTAATTAATAAGTGAATTATTTATGTCAGATAAATATGATTATTACACTGAGTTGCGTAAATCATTAGACCCAGAAACACAAGCAAATAAATTAAAAGTTCCTCAGTTTACATCAAGTTCTTTATATACCGTCACAGATTTTCGTGAAGACCCAAAAGTTGTAGAGGCTTTTGAACGAGTAACTGATTATTTAGCTACTACAAATATTGGTTTTGATGCGGCAACAAATCCTGAAGAAGATGATGATCCCGTTGAGTTTTTGCGGGACGACTTTACAAGGGTAGAAACTGCTGTATCTAAAGCTATGGCATTTAAAGATGCGCCAGAAAGTGTAAAACAAGACTATCAATTTTTGCGTTCACAATTTGAAAATGCTGAAGTTACTGGTTTTGGTGAGGGCTTAAATGCTTTTTTAGATTATGGCAATGATGCTATTTTTAATTATGGTAATGCCGCAACGCTTGGGCTTGCCGCAATAACAGGGGCGGCTTCCTTTGGTGGCGGTACTGTTGCTACTGTTGGCGCTCGTGCAGGAGCTTCTAGGGCCGCGTCAGCCGCAATGAATCAAGTATTAAAAATTGCAAACCCTACTAAAGTAGGATACTTTGCTGGGCAAGGAGCAGTCGTAGGGGGAGCCGCTTCAGCAGGCGAACAAAAACTTCAAATAGCAATTGGAGAAAGAGAAACTTATTCTCCGTCTGAAATAGCTATTAGCTCTGCTGTTGGTGCTGGCATAGGTGCTGGACTAGGCGCTGGAATGGCGGGTATTGGCTCTACTATAAATAAATTTAGAACACGACGACAAATTGAAGATGCTGATATTGATGTAGAGCTTGGAGATTCTACTGGCCCACAACAATTACAATTAGAGTTAAATCAAAAATCGCAAGAGGCGGTTCCTTTAACACCTGATGAGGTTTCTCAAGAAATAGATGCAGAAGAAGAATTTCGTTTAGGAATGTTAGAGCTTTTAAATGGAACTATAAACGATTTAGAAATTGTTGCAGGCTCCCCAGAAGAACAGTTTAAAGCAGGCCTAAATGAGCTTTTAGGTGGTGTATCATCAGACCTTACGGATCTTGTTGGTGGACTAGCTACAAAAGTTAGTGCGGCGGGGGATGAGTTACGCCCAGAAAGTTTTGCAGATTGGGTAGAAATTGAAGAACTTGTAGAGCGTATTGGCGGTGGACAGCAAACGTATAATGTTATTGTTGATGCCGCGCTTGCCGCCGCCCGTAAAGAAACCCCAGCGCAGGCACAAAGTAATTTTTTAAATACCCTTCATAAATATACTAGTCGTTTTACATCTAATGTCTCTTTTGGAAAAGCGGCAGGCTTTCTTGCGCCTTATACAAAATCTTCTCCTACAGCAAAACTTCTTATGGAAAAGATTAATACTGAATTTGGATTAACTACGACTCCGGGCCAAAAACTTATTGAAGAGGATTATGCTGGCTCCGCTAGAAACTTTACTGGTCGTTTTTATGAAATGTTTACAGAAGCCGTGTTACCTATCTCAACCAAAAAGTTTAATACACGGCTATCAGAGACTGTGAACAATGCTCTGTCTTTAGCTCTTAGAGGACAGGCTTCTCAAGGAGAAGAATATTCAGGCGCTGTTAATGTTGCCGCAGGCCAAATAAGAAAAGCTTATAGAGTTGCTGGTCGTTTATTAGAACGCGAAGGTTTTATTAAAATGGTTCCAGACTATGTTCCTCGTCAGTGGAAAAGATCTGCTATTGAACAAAATCGTCCTGAGTTTGAAAGGCTTCTAGTACAGGTTGGTGAAGCTAAGGATGCTAGACAAGCAAAAAGTATTGTTACTAATATGCTTGAGTTAAAAAACCAACTTGGTGGCGGTTCTAAAAATTATTTCTTTTCAGCCAATCGTAAATTTGAAAATATTACAGATGATGCTTTGTTTGAAAAGTTTTTAAACAATGATGTTAAATCTACTTTTTATAATTATATGGATGTGGCTGGAAGAGCCTTGGCTAAAAAGAAAGTATTTGGTATTCGTGATTTTGGATTAAATAATAAAAAAGGTTTTAAGACAAAGTGGATTGAACAAATTTCAAAAGAGGTTGAAGCGGCTACTGGGCAAGGGCTTTCCCGTGCTGAAAAATTAAGAATACAAAACTTGTATCAAACAATTACTTCTGAGAGAATTGATGAAAATGATATTCGCATTAAAAGCTGGGGACATCAAGGCTATGAACTTGCTACTCGTTTTGCTCAACTACCCTTTGCTACAATTTCTAGTCTGACAGAAATCTTTTTAAACTTAGGCGTTGCTGGTGGCGTTAAAACTGCTAAGGGTATTGCCGCCGCACATAAGATAGGCCTTGGTAAACTTACTGATGATTGGAATGCTTTAGCAGAAACAATGAATGCTTCATTTTTAAAAATAACAAAAGACAGTCATCAACAGCTTCAAGACAAGTTTGGGCTAACACCCGCTGAAGCGTGGAAAGAAATGCAGAGCGTTGGTTTGTTAATGGAGCAAGAGCTTGCTTCTATGGCAGACCGTTTAGCAGGGGAAGAGCTTACTACTGAGTGGATGCAAAAAGCAAGCAATAAGTTTTTTAGAGGCATCATGCTAGATCAGTGGACTAAAATGGTTCAGAATGTTTCTTTCCAAACCGGCAAGGTTATGATTCGGGATCATTTAGAAGACATTGTTAATCATGGCACTGCACCAATTACTCGTAGAATGCAAGCTAAGTTAGACGATCTTGCAGAGCTTGGTATTGATGTAGGAAAAGGAAAACAATGGCTGGAACAAGGCGGTGATAAAAACTCAGATTTTTATCGTGATGTTGTTGAAGGGGCCGCAAGATACGCCAATCAAATTATTCTACAGCCCGACAGGGCTTCTGGTTTAAAGCCCCGTTTCCAATATACTCCTACAGGAAGTGTATTGTTTAATTTGATGGGTTATCCTACAGCCTTTACAAATAATATTCTAAAGCGTGGTGGCAAGCGCCTTTTAAGGGACAAAGATATTGCCGCACAAAAGCTTGTGCCTGCCGCATTAGTTATGACGGCGGCGGCAGGATTTACAAACTATGCGCGTAACCGTGGTGAAGGCTATGATGATAAGTCAGCCGAACAGGTCATGTATGAGGCGGTGGCTCGCTGGGGAGGCAACGGTTTGCCATTAGATAATGTTATGCGTATAAGAGATAACGTAGAATATGATGGTCTTATAGGTATCCCTGCGTCTTTTCTTGGCCCGATTTATGGCGAAGTTGTAGATGTTGCTGGATATAAGAAACCTATTTCTGCTTTAGGTAAAAAGGTTCCGTTTTATGGTGCAGGGAAAACTGTACTTGGTGAAGAGGCAATGACAGAATATCGTCGTACTTTGAGTGAAGCAGACAAAGCCGCTGTTGAAGCTATTCTTGGCGAAAAATCACGAACCGCTTTTAAAAAGGGCGGGGAGGTTGATGTGCCACAAGCCCCTGAAGAGCCTGATGAGCGCATAGATAAAATGACAGGCCGGCCTTATAATGAACAAGCAGGAACAGCTTTTCAAGATGAAGAAGACTTTCCACGAAGTCTTTTAGCGAGGAATGTGTAATGGCTTTAGGTGGACTAACAAAACTTATAACTAAGTCTATTTTAGATGCAACAGAAAATATTTTTGATGAGACGGCAATTGCTAATAGAATTAATAAAACTGTTTCAGAATTAGAAGAATCTGAAATTGATACGGCCTCTACACAAGTACAAGACTTTATTCAAAAATATACAGCAGACTATGCTGTTGGTGGCAGGCTTTCAGATGAAACAATAGAGCTTAGTAAATCTATAGATCCTGATCATGCTATTGCAAATAAAATAGAATATGCTATTGACTTAGATTTAGAGGGTGTGACAACGGGCGTTTATAAAAGCCAATATAATGATTTAGATGAGGCGGCTCCGCTAGATAAAGAAGTAGACTCTGGTATTTATAATTATTTAAATGGTCGTTTAAACAAACATCAACTAAGTAATCTTTTGAGTGAAAATGGCAGGAACAAAATATTAACGCGAACTGTTGCATCTTTAAAGGATTTAGAAGAGTGGAATAACTTAAAAGATTCGATGCCTAATTTTGATGATCTTAGAACTCAGGCTGAAAAAATGCCAGCGCCCATAGAAAATAGGGAAGTGGCGCTTGCTAATTTTTTAGAAAATAGTGTAGAAAAAAATCCAATTTATAGGGGTGTTACTTCCACTCAAGATTCAGAATGGGACGCTCGTTTTTGGATGACAAGTGAAATAGGGCCGCACGTTGGTACATTGGGGCAGGCTTCTTATTTTGCATTAAAAGGACTTTTAGGTACAGGCCTTCTTGCTGATCATGTAGGTATGAATGCTAGACTAATGCAAGATCAATTTTCTAAACAAACAGGTAAGTTTATAGACGAAGAAAATTTTAATGTTCTTTATAACTTGGCTGTAAAAATTGATAAGCAATTAAAAACATACTTAGATGATTTACCTCTAGACCCTAATGATGTTAAAGCCTATACAAAGCTTGCGATAGAAAATGAAAATCAACTCCATGAGCTAGATATAGAAGCTATAAAGAAATTTAAAGATTCTGTTGGGGGGCACTATGGAGGCAAAAATTTTGTAACTGGTAGAGAACTAGATAATGGCTTTGAAGAAATTGTAGCTGATATAGCCATAAATGAGTTAGGCATAGAAAGCATAAGTAATTCAGAAATTAAACAACTTTCAGAGTTAATTTCTGGAATGCGTGGTTGGGGTGGAAATCCACGACCATCAACAATACAGAAGGGATATATTAACGTACAAAAGCCTTTACGTTTAAGTGGGGACGGCGTATGGAATATAGAATCTGTACTTAAAGAAGATTCAAAAGGCTTGTTAGACGAAGAAAATATGGGCCTCCAAAAAATATTAGATGCTGTTTCAGAACAAACAGGAAAAACAGTAAAAGAAATTATCAATTCTAAAGACTATAAAAATCTTATTCAAAAAGTACAAATGGTGGAAGATAGAATTGGAATTGAAATTTCAGATATTGTTGAATTTGAAAACCAACAAACCCTTGCATTAGAAGTTGCTGGTATTCATCAAGAATTTAAAAAGTTTTTAGAGTCTTATGGCTTTGATAGTATTCAATACATTAACCAGTTTGAGCCTTCATTCACTGGAGAAAGCGCCTATTCTTATATTCTTTTTAAACCTGAACAGTGGAAGTCTGCTTTTGCGCGTAGGTTTGATACTACAGATAAAAGATTTGGTGCGAACACTGGGGGTGTAATTGGATTTTTTAAAAATCTGATGAGTGATCAAGAAGAAGTTATGCAAGAAGATGCCCGTCGTGTAATAAGAAGCGGAGATACTCTTGCTGGAATTGCAAAAGAAACTGGCGTGAGCGTAGAAGATCTACAAAGATTTAATAAAATTCAAGACGTAAATAAAATTCAAGCTGGTCAATCATTGAGGACTAAAGAGCCAGTAGAAAAAAATCAAGTTCTTTCTAATCTTGGTAGTTTTATAAATCCTTTTAGCGGTGATAAAACAGCAGAGGATTATGACACTGGAGTTGTTAATGAGCTTAGAAAGGCCGCACAAAATGCAATTTCTGCTGGTCGAATGAACATTGATTACGAAGATTATAAAGGCGCTGATGTACGAGGACAAGCCTCTAGTCCTGAAAAAAGAAAGGAACAGAGCTTTATTAGACGTATGATAACGGGTGATATAAGCCCGACAGAAGAAGCCGCTTTTTCTGTTGGAGGCGCTACACTAGAGATCGAAGACGGTAAGCTTTATGCTACAGATGTTTATGACTTTTCAGAAATACCTCAAGATAAAGTAAAAGATACTTATAGTGCATTGCGTTATGCGGCTGGCAAGCTTCCCGGTAATGAATTTAAAAGTAAAATTTATTTAGGGGAAGCAAGTGAGTTCGGCCTGCGAGAAGGTCGCGCTAAAGGCGGTAAGGTTGACAAAAAGAATATGGCCTGCAACAAGCCTCAACGCACACCAAGCCATCCGAAAAAGTCTCATGTTGTCAAAGCTTGCGAAGGCGATAAAGAAAAGATAATCCGCTTTGGTGAGCAGGGTGCTGAGACTGCGGGTAAGCCCAAAGCAGGCGAGTCAGCGCGTATGAAAGCCAAGCGCAAGAGTTTTAAAGCGCGTCATAGACGCAACATTAATAAAGGAAAAATGTCTGCGGCTTACTGGGCTGATCGTGAAAAATGGTAACGCTTCATAGGGTTATATGGCGTGACGCCGCTGGAGGCTCAAACATGGGCTGGCGTCCTTTACTGGCTTTAACAGAACAAGAAACCGCCACAGTAATTTCTTGTGGCGCTATCATCTATGAGGACGATGAAAAAATAATTATATGTCCACATATGATTATTGAAAACGATGAAATATCAGAAGGCGATGCAGAGCTTGCGATACCAAAGTCTTGGATAATTTCTAATTTAAAAATGACTGTATTCCCAGAAGGAGATTGAAGTGAGTAAAAAAATTAACTTCAAAGATGTTAAAGCTTTAGCCGGTGTATTGCCTGCTATATTGGCTCCCGGCCCCACGGCGATTGCAAATATCGCTTCTCAGGCGCTTACTGGAAAAAGTATTGCAGAAAATATTTCTAATGCTGTACAGGGAAAGGGCATACCACCACCGAATACAACAAAAAATGAAACTAATAAAAAGAAAAAGAAAAACGGCGCTGTTGGTATTGCCTATGATCCAGCACAGCTAGGGCCAAAGAATATGCGGGTCGGTAATTATTCTAAGGGCGGTCTAGTTAGCTATAAAAATATTAGTCATATGCACACTAAAATGTGTGGACATAAGTAAGATGCCAATCAAAAAGGTTGGTGGCGGCTATAAGTGGGGAAGCCAAGGAAAGGTTTACAAGCGGCGAGAAGATGCTGAGAAGCAAGCCGCCGCCGCATATGCCGCAGGCTATAGACAGTCCCACAAAAAAGGAAGCACTGTAAATTCAGCAGGCAACTATACCAAGCCCTCTTTACGCAAAAGACTTTTTGAGCAAATTAAAGCTGGGACAAGGGGTGGTAAAGCTGGGCAGTGGTCTGCGCGTAAGGCTCAATTGCTCGCGCTAGAATATAAGAAGGCCGGTGGTGGTTATAAAGCTTAAAAAATCTTCAAAGAAAAAAGCAGGTTTTTATATTGCTTTGTTTTCTATTCTTGATCCACAAGTAAAAGAACAGCAAGATAAGAAAGGGTTGAAGAAAAACAAAAAGAAAAATATTGGCGAGGTTGTAGCCCATTCCTGTTAAGTCTCCAAACCAAGCAATAGCTAAGACACACCAATCAAAAAACTCATTAACATAAGGTAAATTACTCATGGCTCTTAAAAAACCTCAACAGTCTTTAAACAAGTGGACAAAAGAAGAGTGGGGTACAAAGTCTGGTAAGCCTTCTACGCAAGGCCCAAAAGCTACGGGCGAAAGATACCTTCCCAAGAAATCGAGAGAGTCGTTGACAGTCGCTGAATATGCGGCTACTTCTAGAAAGAAAAGAGAAGATACAAAAAAAGGCAAGCAGTTCTCCAAACAACCACGGAATATTGCTCAAAAAACTGCTCGCCATAGGGCCAATAGGGGTGGCTTCCTTGCCACCGCAATGCCTACTGGCAAACCCTGTTAATCGCATCAATCTCTGCTTCAATTTTTGAGTGGATGTTATCAGTAATTTCTTTAAAAGATCTGATAGCTGTCCGAACAAGCAATTGATTTTCTTGTTGACGAAAGACTTTTGCGATGTCTTTGTCTGGAAGCTCAGTGTGTTCGGTAACTAATAGACCTTCAGAATCTACCAATACACGAAAGCCAACTATAGTTCCTTCTTTCATACCACTCCTTATTATAATTCACACGAGTTCCCCACGCAAGCTAATGTTTGCGATCCTTCTGTCATATCTGACTCTTCATTTATATCCCAATTAATTTCTGTTGGGAATCCTTTGCTTAATTCTTTAAACTTAGCCTCGCTAATAGGCTCATATGGTGCTTGCTGATAAGTGTGATCTGAGTAGGGCAAAAAACTAATCCCCGAAATCTTATCAAACTTATTGTACAGCCACTGTCCTACTTTTAGAAACTCATCGTCACGGTAGTAGCAAGTCATAGACGGCTTGTGCTCACACCAATAATCTTGATATATCTCCCACAATTCTAGCTGTTCCATAGCGCCCATATCTGAGGCCGTCACAGCGCCTTTAGGAGAGGCGATAGGGAAGCTGAATACCCTTGTACTGGGGGACATTATATCATCTTCTACAGGGACTCCTGCGGCCTCTAGGACTGTACAAAGAGGGTCACGAGAGTCTGCACGGACTCGTCTAATATACTGACTGCTGTAGCGAGGGTGAATACCACTAGCAGAATCAACCAACTGACTAACAGTACCTGAAGGCTTAACAGCAGTGATTGCAGTAGAAGGGTTGATACCAAGCTTTTTAGCCCAAGCTTTATTTGTATCAATGGCTTCTTTTCGCATTTCATTAAGCCACTGTTTAAGTACATCTTTGTCTCCTCTTCCTGATAAAAGATGATGATCCATAATTCCTGTAAGGCTAACACCAAGCAAAGCTTCTTCTTCTGTATTCTTTTTCCATATAGTTCTTAGATACCTAAAGTCTGTGAGGGTTGCCTGTAAAGTTCCAAGGATAGTCGCAAGACGTACTTTTCGTTTGAGATCTGAGAGGAGATCATCTGGCCTGACAACAACTTCTGACAAGTTGCAGAATTGATAGGGTCTGAGGATGATTTCACTGCATGGATTAGTTCCAAAATCAAAGGTAGCATCTCGTCGCCCGTTTTTTTCAGCTTGTTTTTGACTTGCCACTCGGCTAAAGACACCGCGTTCACCTGATCTAGACTCATATAAACTTACCCATTCATTTAAAAAACCTTCAAAGTCTGGTTTTTCTGTATAACAAGCAGAGTTATTTGATAGTCCACGCTGGGGATTATCAAGCCACCACTGCCCTGACTTACATCGTCGGATACGATCATCCGTAAGATTAGAGAGACTGATGAGCGCAGAGCGCCTTACCCCTCCCACGACGATACAGGAAGCAATCTTACAGCAAAGATCGTGGCATTCAATGGACGTAAGTTTTCGTCCAGCCGCTCCCTGAAAGATTTCAACTGTGAATTGGAAAAGTTCAAGCAAAGGTTCTGGGCCACTTGCTCGACCTCCAAAAGTTTTAAGCGCGGAACCTGAAGGTCTAACTCTGCTAACGTCCCATTGGGGAATCTGACCTGAATACAACAATGAAACCAGCTCCCGATACGATTTCGCCCATCCGATCTTCGAATCCGCAACATTAATAACTGTGTCTGTTTCATGGAAGCTCTCTGCAACCTCTGGTAGTTTAGAAATATACTGCCGCTCAACACTAAACCCTACACCTGTACCGCACATAAGAACATACATCATCTCATCAAAGGCTTTGGGATGGTCTATGGGTAAGTAACTACAATTAAAGCCAGCTACGTTGTCGCGGTCTAGCGCAGGGCCAGCAGTCATTAACGCCCTCATGCTGGGCATAACTTCTAGCTCATGAATAGCTTTAAAGATTTCTTTGCGTTCTTTATCACTAAGCTTATCTTCCCAATAATCTAAGTAACGATTAATTGTTTCGGGCCACGTTTCTCGCCGTTGTTCATTTGGTAGGTAACGTGCGTATCGACTTTTGTGGATATACTGTTGATAGGCGTCCAATGATCTTACTCCTTTCTTCCGTTGTGTATTTAGACCAGTTATTAATTTCTTCAAGGGTGCGACCACACCCATAACAAACTCCTTTTTTTAGTTCGCAAACTTTTATACATGGGGATTTCATTCAGCCTCATCTATTAAATTTAAATCATTAATATTAAGCTTGTACTTGTTTCTTTTTTTTATGGGCCGCATTTTATCTAGCTCGCCGTTTTCATGCTTGCGTCTTTTATGGCGACTAAATTTTTCTAGGCGCTCACGCTTTCTATCATTCATCATCTTCCAAGCTTCCCCGCTTTGTTACATCAATCCAGCTTTCAGGGATACTGTCTTCAGAATACCACTGAAAACCTTTTGAAGATGCCCATTCACAGTGAGATCTTTTTGTCCCATCTTTTCTGCGCTTTGCCTGTGGCATTGGTGCTTGTGGATCAGCAAATAAAAAGACTAGCTCTACATTTTCTGGTAAAGCTTTTGCAATCCAAACATACTTATTGTATTCGCTATGATCCCAGAAGCGCCCCTTTGCCTCTAGATAAATTGTCTTACCATCTATCTCCTTAATAAAATCAGGATGATAGGTATGCTCGACAACATAATCAATAGTCTCTGAGTGCAGTGACCACTCATTAAGAATACCAGAGTGCAACTCATATTCCCAATTAGAATCATAGCCGCTGATAGGACTTGTTTCCTGTGGCCTTTTCACCCGCTGTTTGCGAAAGCCTTTTCTTATTTTTGGTTTCAATGAATAGTCCTATCTTTTTTTTCAAAATGAGTTAAGAGTGCTTCGTACAAAGTATACAGCATATCTTCGTGTGCGCCACTATTTTTTACAATATCGGAAGCACAGATACAAATTAATATTTCTAGATGGGTGTACTCACTCACTTTAAATCTGACATTGAATAAGTTTCAATGGGCCTTGTTGGATTTGCTTTTTTCAAACGCTTCAACTTTCTTTTTATCCAGCGTGGGCTGAACACAGAATTACAAAGCGTAAACTTATTATAGTAGTAGGCGTTGTTTGGCACATATTGTTTATAGTTCTTGCGTACAATTTTAGCGGCCTCTGATTCGGGGACAACGCTTTTTATCCACTCAAGAAAAATATCAATTACTTGGCTGTTTATTTTTTTAGATTGCTTCCTGTTCATTTGCCTTAGTTACCTCTTCTACTCTAGGTGCGCTTTCAACGTGAGTGAAATACGAAAGTCCATAGGAATACTTAAATACTCTCAAGCCTTGTCCGTTGTTCGCATCTTTATAACAATCAAATTTGTAGGGACAATAAGAGCAGTTTTTGTTTAGCTTCATATTACCTTTCTTTCCTTCAGGCACAGACTCATAACATCTGGCTGGAGGAGTGGCTAAGGAGAGAGCTTTACGAATAGTTTTTATTTGATTGTTTATATCAGGTTTATCAAGTTCTTCTGGGCGGTATAAACAAAGATCGCCGCCTTCTTTGTTGATAACAAGAAAGCCCCCGCCAGAAGTTTTCTCTGCCTCTTCATAGCCAGCAAGTTGAGAAAGATAACCAAAGGGATCATCTTCCCGTAAGCGCCCCTCACGAAACTTTGTGAAGGCTATACGCGATGCGGTCTTAACATCGACAACCTCACCATCAATCTTACAGTCTATATGGCCTTTGATTCCTTTAACATCAACTTCTTTTTGTTCGTCAGTAACCTTGTGACCTGTCGCCCTGACCAACATAAGAACAATTTCTTCTAGTATATGTCCATAAAGAAACTTAATCTGTGTGGCTGGTGACGGAGCAGAGGCGCTGACGGGTAGTTTATTTTCATACCATAGCTGGCGTAGCGGCCTGCCAATGTTAGACATTCTTAGGGAAAAATTAGAGTCTCTTTCTGATGGATTAGCCCATGACAAAATGGAAGATTTAATACGCTCAACTGTTAGGTCTAGGTCTTCTTCTTTTAAATCTAAGTGCTGGCCTTGGGACAGCCCACTAAGCTTAGAATAAATATCTTCGACAACTGTTTCTACACTCATTTTCTGTGCCTCACAAAACGACACTTTCGCGTCTTTGAATTGTAATGTAAATATTTTACACCAAGTTCTTTCTGTAATGAAGTCTTAGATGACAGCCTGCCGTCTTTATAAGACTTAACATCTATTAAAGTGATCTCTCCCTCTGGACTCATAGCCACAATATCTACTGGCCCTGTACACCCACAGTTCTTGAACACATGATAGCCATTGTCCCACAACCATGTAACGGCATAGTGTTCTGCTAAATCACCGACTCTGTTAGGCTCGTGAGTCACGGTCTTCATCTAATTCTACCCTCTCTTTAGATATCCACTTACCTTCAGTCCAATAGACACATCGCTTACCATTTATTATTCTATGTGTCTCAGGCCCATAATCATAAGCGTCAAATAGTTCTTTCATAAAGGTATTGGGCATAGCATCAAAGAACTCTGGATCTTCTTCATTATATGTTTTATCAGTTTCAGAATCATACATAGTCATATATGTACCATCATATTCTATCCACTCGTCACTTTCTTCTATTTTAGAGCAGTGTTCAAAACTTCCTGATGCGATTTCATCGGGTACATAAACACCATCGCAAGCATACATATTTCCCCATAGGGTAAATTTCTTAGTGCGTTTCACTCCAATTATCTCCTATTTTGTACTCGCCATCAAGAGGGCAAAATAATTCTAGCTCCTCTCCCGCTTTTATAATTGCTTCTACACCAAGCTGACCAAGTGTATCAGCTTGAGATTCTTTTACTTCTATTTGCCATTCGTCATGAACATTACAAACAAAGTGGGCATCCAACATATTTAACTCAATGCTTTGTTGTAAGTTTATCATAGCTTGTTTCATAACAATAGCACCGGCACTTTGTAACAATGTGTTTAGGGCTGAGTGTTCTGAGCGAATGTAAAGCTTACGCCCATCTAAACCTTTGATAAATCCTTTTGCAGATGCTCTGGCAACTGAGTCTTTAAGATGTTTAAATGCAGGGAGATTATCGAAGAAATGCTGTCTAAGTTTTGCACCAGCCTTTTTATCTCCTCCGACCACTGAGCCAAGCTTTGCATCTCCTGCTCCGTATAAGAGGGCATATATAAATGTCTTTGCCTGATTTCTTGATTCAAGTCCTGCAAGCTTTTGATTAGTTGAGTGTATGTCTCCGTGGAGAAGTTCATTTTTAAAGTCCTCATCTTTCATGTAGTGTGCCAGCATTCGTAATTCTAAACCACTGGCATCAATACCCACAAGCTTATATCCTTCAGGGACAACCCAACAGCTTCTACACTCTTTGCCATAAGGCGAAACAACACTGGGTACTTGAGCCATGTTAGGGCTGTTGTGTGTCATGCGTCCAGTAACAGTACCATTAGGATTAACGTAACCACGCACACGATCATCTTCTTGTGCTTGCTCCAGCCAAGAATTAACTTGAGCAATACGCTTCTGTAGCAAAAGATATTCTGCAATTAATATTGCTTCAGGAATATCTTTGATTTTAGAAAGAGTAGATTCGTCTACAATCGGCTGTCCTGTTGGAGTAAACTTATTAGGCTTCCAGCCAAAGTCAACTAGGTATTCACCAATCTGTTTACGAGATCCAAGATTAAAAGGAACTTCTTCGATGCGCGTTGTCTTACGGTGAATTGCAATATCTTCATATTCTTTTTCAGTAAGTCTGCTTTTCTTTGATGACCCTTCGATCAGCGCCATTTTAGATAGCGCACCTGTCTTTGTAAACTGTGCAAGCAATACTGTTTTTAATTGTTTTGGCCTGAAGGTTTTCTGTACTTCTTTCTCTACTTCTACTAAGCGGCTTGTTAAATCTGCGACAAGAATAGAAGCATACTTAACATCTAACAAAAAACCATGTTGCCTTTGATCTGCAATTATTTGTAGTGCTTGATGTTCTATCTCTACGCTTTGGCGACTAAAACCACGAGACTCTAGTTTTAAATTATTAAACAACTTGGAATTAAGAACCGCGTCGTTGCGACAATAGTTCAACATCTCAGGAGTATAATAACCAAACTCATCGTGATCTATTTTTCTCATGCCGATGCGGTAGCCCCAAGACTCAAGGCTATGTCCACCCTCTCGTGTAGGATTGAACAGGCGAGAAAGAACCAAGGTATCTACGATGCGTCTACCACTGGTTAAGTCTATGTTGTGTATTTTCTTTATTGCTGGAAGATCATAACCGATAATGTTATGACCAATTAGTTTTTCAGCAGTAGCAAGATAGGCCAGCCCAGCAACAATGTCAGAAGGGCCAAATGTTTTTGTCTCTCCTGAGTCTGGATCGACAGCCGCAATACACCATATCTTAGTTGGCTCTAAACTATCTGCTTCTATATCGAACACAATACTTTTCATAGTTCAATCTCGTCTTGTTCTTCTACTTCCATCGTGACTTCGCTGAGTCTACCACTATCCTTGTCGTAAAACAAATGCGTAGCCAATCCGACATCGCCAGTATATCTTGACTTCAATACCCTGACTCGTGTGGTACTTGCTTCAATAGGATCTTCTGCTTGCTGATTACGCTCAAGAGAAATCACACAGTCAGATAACTGTGCAATACTTTGTGAGCCGCGCAGATGATTAAGCCCTGTTTCAATACCGTTTTCGTGACCGCGATTACCGTCGATCCTTCTAAGATGTGATACGAGAATAAGACCTACGCCTGTTTCTTCTACCAAAGTTCTAAAGTTGTGCATAATAGCATCAATATTACGACGCTCATCGCCATCAGTAGTCATAGATAAAAGCATATGAAGGTGATCAAACACAATCCACTTGCACTCAAGGCCCATCGCCATAAAGCGTAACTTACTAAAAACACTGTCAACGTCATTCATGCCAAGATGAGCATGAACAAAGACTCTGTTTTTATTGTGACCATCGTACAAAATATTAAAGAAATTGTCGAGTTCTTCTTCACTAAACTCAGCACGAACACTATCAATATGTAACCTAGCATTGGCCTCAATAGATAAAACACCATCTACTGTACGCCGCCAATCTTCTTCAAGAGCAATAATACCCACACGATCATTTGTATTAGTGATGAGCCAGTGCTCTAGTTCTCGTGTTACGCTAGATTTACCAAGGCCCGTACCGCCAGTAAGCGTAATCAACTCGCCTTGTCGCAAGCCATCTAGCTTTGCGTTAAGTCCACTCCAAGGGTAAGGTATAGATTCTTTACGCTCTCGCTTCTTGTAGTTCTCACGCTCTTCAGAAACATTGAGAATACCAGAAGGTGTATAAAGTTTAGAGGCCCACCAAGAAGTTACATAAGCTTTGTGTTGTCCAAGCCTAAGCATTTCGTTGGCGTCTTTAAACTCAGAGGGGAGCGTTAGTATCTTAGCCTTTCCGGGCTTGATTATACGAGCCACTTTTTTGGCGGCTTCTCGCCCTGCCTTGTCATTATCAAAGTTGATTACGACAGTATCAAAAGATTCTAAGAACTCTAGGTTTTCTTGTACATCTTTTACTGCACCGGAAGCACCGTTCTTTATAGAAACTACAGGCCACTTACTACCGAGCAATTCGTATGCCGCCATAGCATCGCACTCGCCTTCAGTAAGAGTAATAAACTTACCTCCAGCTTGTGCTACCTGTTGTCCAAAAAGACCTGTACCTTTTGGAGAGCCTACCCAAGTAAACTTTTTATCAGCGCCACGAATTTTTGTAGCGACTTCTTCATTGTTTATAAAGGCGGGATAATGGTGTTGAATAATTTGTCCCCTATCATCTACTACTGAACGAACACCATACTTCTTGACAGTATCTAAAGAAATTGATCTGTCGGTAAGAGCGCGATAAACGCTTTGTGTTTGGTTGCGGGGAGCATTATCACTTGCACGTTTGTAACTAGAGAAGTCTGCCACGTTTCCTCCCATTGCAGATTCATAGTCCCGAAAAAATGTATCACAACTAAAACATTTTGCAGAGCCATCTGAATTTATGGAGACAGGATCACTGCCTCCACAATTCGGACAGGGCTTGTGGTACTCCACAAAATCCCCCATTGATTAATCCTCCGATTCATCGTCCTCAATAATAGCTTCGTCTGATAAAAACTCTTGCATCTTTTGGTGCAGGGCGACGCCTGCCGCTTGAGCAATTGTGAGATCAGACTGTAGAGAATCTAAACGATTCTGTACCGTAGCTAATAAACTAAATGTTGCTTGTGCTTCTTCAGATAAAAGCTCAACATTGTAAGTCTTACCTGAATTAAGATAAGTCCACATTACAATTCATCTCCATCTTCACCATCCATAATATCAAACTCAGCACCATCTGGGCTGGCATATTCTACAAGGTCAAGAACTTGCATTGCTTGAAAGTCAAGTCCTTTGTACAACGTACCATTCCAAGTAGTCTCCCACTCTTTGTACTGCACACGAACCTTTGACCCATTACCAACTGCCGCATTGAGCGGTTGCTTGTTACGATCTAACAGCTTAGGTGCTGGACGAACCATACCATTTGGGCCGTTCACTTTACGCTTGATTAGAAGTGCTGGGCCTTCTTCCATATCCTTTATAGTGAAGCCGCGAGAACGAAATTCATTTGCAACTTCATCGTCCACAACAAGGTTCACAGTATACACGGGAGTGTACGTTGTGTTAGGTGTGGTGACAGATGCCCAATATGCAACGCCTTCTACAAGTGCCATAATTAAATCTCCTACGATTTATTAAACAAAAATTCAAGGTACAGCGGGATGCTGTTATAAACAAACTCTTCAGTAAGTTGTTTCTGTTCTTTCTGGCTTCTCTGCCTAACCCAACTCACCATGTTTTCAAAACATCTTTTGTCGGGAATCTTTGTGCCGAGCGTTAAAACAAATGCTTTGCACAAAGAATCTTCGATCAAAAGACAATCCTCTTTACTCATCGAACCTCCTATTCATAGCTACCTGTTAAAACTGTAAGCTTTACAAGATCTAAAAGCATATTGAATTTTTCCATGTCAATATCTGAAACAACTTTTAAATCTTCGCCAGTATCAACAATCAAAATAAAAGGGTGTCGTAATTCTTCATCAGTGTTTTCAGACTTTTGAAGTTTATCAAGCCCTTCAGTTACTTTTTGATTTAAAGATTTTTTCTTATCGTTTCTAAAATTACCTTCAATAATTTTCAACGATTTCCTCCTGAACCTTTTATTACCCCACGTTCTGCACGACTATGGAGTTTAGAGAGATTATACTCCGCGACAGTAGACAAGTCAACCCCTTGATCTTTCAATAGCATGGCTAGATTCCATAAGACATCGCCAGCCTCAGAAATAATTTGATCTTTGCTGATCTGTTTATCGTCGCCGCGTAGCATCGGCTTAATAAATAAGTCTGCAAGTTCTGAAGACTCTACCATTAAAGATGCAATAGGATAAAAGTTATCTTTGTATTGTGCCGTTTTAGAAGCGGCTATTTGATATTCATCAAAGTTCATAACATACCCTCTTGTATTTATCTGTATCTTTTGATATAATCATATTGTCTTTTTCAGTAAATAACTCCTTACCTTTTTGTGTGAATAAATATTTTGGATCAACTTTAAATGTTATACGTCCAATGTCTGAACGATCAGCATCGAAACACGCTTTTTCAAACAGTGTGTACTTATTATTGTCCCAAGGTTTAGCAATAGTGTGCAAACTACAGGCCGACTGTAACATCCAGCGTTCTGCACGACACAGATCAATTAAATCTTTTATAGACTCAATATATTCAGCGGCCCTTGGCCCGTGGTCAGGATCATAATCTTCATTTTCTCTACAAGAATCATGAAGATACGCAAAGTATTTAAACAATTTTGGATTTAAATTATAATGTTCAGCAAGCTCAAGCCCCGCCGCCATAACATTTGCATAATGCCTTCTGCCATGTAACGGAGAATAATAAAATTGATTATCTATTTGTAAACGCTCAAGAAGTTTTTTCATTTTTGTGTCTCGTCAATAAGCCAATCAAGATAGACACGCGCCTTCCTAAGATCTTCTACGCCATTTTTATAACGAAACCTATGAAGATATTTATGGACGTTACCCGCGCAATAGTCACCAAAACCCTCGCCCAATTGCTGTTTAATATAATCAATGGCTTCAATGCCGCCTTTGTTATAGTGCTCTGGTTTTGTCACTGGATTTATAGCGTGTTTATCTTGAGGATGATAAAGCTTTCCATAAACTGTTGTAGATTTTCGTACATTGTCCCATTGTTCGGGAGTTACATCATCAATACTCATTGCTACCTCACAATTTTAACTTCGGCTTCTGTTTCAATAACAACGCGAGCGCCACAAGAAAGAATGGGCTTGCCGTTCCCACTATATTTTAACACACTATTTCCAAGTATCTCAACCTCGTGACAATAGATGTTTGAGCGCCCACGCTTGATAGTTATAACTGGCTCATCAGTATCGTGAAGTTTGTTAGATCTTATCTTGTGTTGATTTACATGAATATAAGTTTTCATTTTGCTCTCCTAGTGTCCGTGACTTATAGCTATATAAAACAAAATCACTATTAAAAAAGCCATCCAATGCTCATCTATTTTATTCAGGAACCAATAAAGTTTTTTCAACATAATGCCTCCAAAGTTTTTCAATAGGCTCTAACTGATCTGCATTAAGTACATAGCGTTCTCCATATCCAAAGTCTTTTTTGTATGCCCGTTCAAAAAAAGTTTTCCTACCAATACAGCCGTGTAGTTTTAATATATTGCTATCTTCTGTTGCACCATAAAGCACTGCAACTTTTGCGGCAAAAGATTTTTCAGAGTCAAAGATTAATGGGCCATCAGTACGAGAACTGCATTTTACATCAACAGATATATCGCCCAACCAGAAATCAATACCGCCATCAGATAAAACATTTACAACGGGTAGTGGTAAATTAAACAGCCTCGCAAATAAAAACTCTGCTTTAAATGCAAGGATGTTATTTTCTGTACGGGTTTTCATACCTTTAGCATCTTTCATTCTTGGGACAATCCCCTGCATTTCACAAAGCTTTACTGTGTCCTGCCCCATAAGAATAGAATCATGATGATCTTTTGCACTTAATTTAAAATTCATTTGCCCTCCTTCCCATACCACTTCATCGGGATACCTCTTGCGGCCCAATCATCTGCCTTGTATTTATAATATATTTGATAGGCCAGTACAGCATCATTACGCTTACATTCATCTGGCATACACTGTGGTGGGTCTGTATGCGGCCCTATTTTTTGGATGAGGATGTTGTTAAACAGTGGGTCAAGACCAACGGGAAGCGTTTCTAGTGCCTTACCATGCTCTGTAATAGTTTTGTGTACTTTTTTGAATCGCCGTGCATACTCTCGCCCTAGCTCCATCATATGCTGATGTGCCCATCTGTAGTGCTTAGGATGAGAGCGAACCCACACAGCACTGGGATGGTTTTTATGTGTCGCTTTGTATGCTACTTGATTACCGTCAATTTCTATGTGTGCTGTTGACAGTAGCTGTGCTGTTTCTAAAATCATTTTAACTACATGGCGGTCGCACTGTAATTTAGCGGCAACCCACGGGTCTTTATCTAGATAAAAGATATTCATTCTCAACCTCTTGTATACAGTCAGACCATTGTTTAACATCATAGTAGTTAGCCACCCACTCCCAACCACACTCACCTAGAACATCGTCAGCACATTCAGCCGCCGCAGTCCAATCTCCAAAGTCTCCTAGTTTTACTAGCTTGCCTTCAGTTAGAGCAAAGTAGTTTCTATAAATACTCATATCAATCTCCATGATCCGTCCAGTGATAGTCAGCCTCTGCTATGTAATCACTAATAAGATCAAACATATAATTACTATTGACCCAAGTAGTGATGTCCACTCCATGCGATTTAACTGAAACAATTTCAATTAATTTCTCCTCATCACCGTGATTTATAAATTCTATCTGAACATCCGTTGTCATCCAATCACAATCAAGCTCTGCTTCCATGACTTGATTGCCATACATACTAGCTGTCCCCATGAAACATCTCCTGATATTCAATCATAATTTCAATTATATTGATGGCTTCTGTTTGTGCTTGCGCTTTACCTTCAAAGTATCCGACAATATTTGCATCCTCACCAAACATTCTTTTATACTTTCTAGCGCCCACCAGAGAGTCAGCTTTAGCACTTCTAATATGTTTTCGCCAGTGGTGCATTAGTTCTATAGTATTCATAACCATAATATTCTCCTAAGAATGTGTGTATCCATCAGGCTCTATTGCTAACCACATACCATTCCATTGTACACAGACAGCACCATCGCCTCCAATAATACTTTGGACTGAGCGGCGTAACTTCAAATAACTTTTACCTTCATTCCAATAAATCCATTTATAATGAAGGGATTTTTGCTGGGGCTTAGTTAGTTGCATCGTTATCTCCACTCCTCACGCTAAAATCTAGGCAGTTATTTTCAATAAGATTTTCTAAATAATTTAATACTTCTGGTAACGTAATCACGCCTAGATTTTCATCAACTTCCATTTCCAATTCAATAGTTACAAGGGCCATAACAATCTCCTAAAATAAATACAGCGCATAGCTATTACATTTCTTTAGCTCACCATTCAATCCAATATAGATTGGTAAGGAGCTACCCATATTGATCTGCATTTCTTTTTTACTTTTAGCCACAATATATTCAATGCCATCAATGGCTTTGAAATCTTTAAGGCGTTTAACGTGCCGCCAAATAACCATACCGCCACTGTTGTTTTTGTAAGGAGTTACATAGTACATATTACTTTCCTCTGTGGTTGTTGATCCATTCTTCAACGGTGTCACCAGACTTGGCGGCATCGTCCCAGAATTTATTTAAATCTTTTACAGACCATTTGCTTTGTTCTTTGTGTAAGCAATCAAGAATAAAAGAACAGTAGTCCTCGTCATTCATTGCTGACCGGACTAGTCTGTGAGTGTTGATCATTTTTTCTTGTCGCTGTTTCATTACATCTCCAAACAAAAAGCGCCCCGAAGGGCGCATTAGTTTTAGTAGTATCCTTCACGGACTTTGTGAAGGACGTTAAAGATCTCTGACTCAGAAAAATGTAACTCTTTTAACTCTTGCGCTAGTCCACTGTAATCTGGGTTAGGCTTGAGATAAATATAAAACTGAACAAGAGATTCGACATCAACATGGTCAGGCCGCAATACGGAATACATCAGAGTTGACAACCTTGCGAACAACATCCTGACGTTTGTGACTAACTGAAGCAATATTAGCTTCTGTTCTTTTGCTTGGTGCTGGAGCATGGGTAGACCAATCTGTTAAAGTATTATATAAAGCCCATTGGTTACGGCCCTGTTTGTCAGAGTATTGTGACCATGCTTTAGCGAGATAAGTTAAAGCACTATTAAACCTTGGTAGGCTATCAAATACTGCTGACCATGATACACCGCTTTCGTTGACTGCGGCCCGTACAAGATCTAAACAACCAGCGGCTTCAGCAAGAGTAAACATTACTTGCTTTTCTGTTACTGGAGTTTTATACATCTCAGCCCAGCGATCCCGCTCTTTGTCAAATACTTCTAAGCACTTGACAATTGTTCGTGATGCTCGGTCAATGTCTAAGTTCTTTGTATGCCTAGCTTTAAACAAGGCGGCGGCATCCCCTAAAAATACTTGACCATTAAAACAAGCTGACTGATGAGCGCCAGCCGACATAATAAAAGAGAATGTACTGTTGAGCGATGTTACACCAAGCAAAGTTAGGCAAGCGGTGTCACCATCTGGTGTTGTGTACATATGGCTTGGCAATCTATATTTTACAAAAGTTGCCGCACCATTGTGGCTTGTTTCAATTTTTTCTACAATACCATCAGTATCTAAATCACTTCTCATAATGATGGCACGTTGAGCATCAATTAATTCTTTAGGTGCAACAGGTTTATAGCTTTCACCATGCACACCAAGCTCCTCATAAGTATCTGTTCGGACAACAGAAACCTTTTTAGAAGGATACCACTGTTGAGTTTGATCATTAAAATAAACTAAAGGGACTGACGCCACATCAAAGTCAGCAGAGCCATAGCCCTTATCAAAAACAGACGGTTGAAACTCACGATTAAAAATTGAAACTACATTTTCCATTTTAACTCTCCGTTTGGATTAAAAGTTTACCGCATCTTGAAGATAACTATAATGTACTTTAGATACATGAAAGCCATCTTCAAATTTCTTAGACTTAGTAGCAATAAAATTACACCAAGTGTTCCAAAGATTTTTAGTTCCAATGTTATGACATATAGAAATATAATTCATAACACGTTTGTTTTTTATATCCTTAGACTTTAAAGACTTAGATAATTTTAAATCTTTCATGGGGATATTGTACATTTTCAGATTGTGGATGTCAATACAGCCTACCAAGCCTGCTGTAAGCTGACAAACAAAGCCAGCCTTAGCCATCCCTAAACCATCAACTTGTAAAAATACATTCATTAGTGACAAGGCTTTATCATCATCAGACTTTTTAGAATTTAAAACTGCAAGGTACTGCGAATAAATAAATTCTTTACGAGACACCAAAGACTGATAAGTTTTTTTCTTGTTACCCCAAATAAATCTGGAATCAATCCCATGTAATTTTACATCTTTTAATTGCTCACCAACAGCATACCACGGCTGTTGAATACTTAGCACCACCATTAAAATAACGTCAGCAAGATTATCACCAGATAACCTAGAGTAATCTTGGACGGCTTTTGCATGAATATCATACATCTTCTTTGACCTCAATGCTGTCGAAAAAAGAATTGTCTGGATAAATTCCGCGAGTCAAAAAGTCTAATTGAGCTTGAGAAAGGCGCGGCATAGCTTCTGCCGCACTCATTCTATTTTTTTGCCAGTTGTCTAATTCCTCTA